ATTGACGGTAAGATATCTGGCTGATTTGGCTCTGAATACATTACCCAATCTGGATGGTCTTCCTTATTGCCATCAGGGTCTAATTGAACATTGCCAACAAATAATCTATCTCCAATCATTTGACTGTATTTGTATCTAGTATTTAATATGATTTCATCTGCGTATGGTTGCACTGCTCCATTCGTGTATCCAGTGTCGTATATGTCAATAGTTGTATTCGTAGAACCCACAGTAATTACATAGTTTTTAAATAAATCAGGAACATCACCGTTACTAAATGAACTAGTACTTTCAAGCTTCACAGCTTTACCAACGCTATCTAATACAATATGCTGACCACCACTATCGTCAACAGCTATATTCCCATTAGCTCCACCAGGCCCAAATCGCTTACTATTTGCCATACTATATACAATCGCTTTATTGTGCCAAACAGTATTAATAATATCTACTGTAGATGTAGGGCTACCAGTAAAAGCTGACTGATTATCCGATGTTCTTTCTCCGTAATACACTCGTAGTATTTGACATTTTTCATTAAAGTTGTAATGTCTATTTGATTCGGATGGATTAGCATTAACTGGTAAAATTCCCTGAGCTAACTGAGCTAACCATGTGGAATTATTTAATGGACCATTACTCGCATTAAATGTCCATATGTTTCCACTGCTATTTGTACCAGTTACACCACCAAAAACAGAAGGGCTGTTAGTTGGGCTATTTACACTGTCTAACACGCCATTACTATCTCGCATAAGGATATACCAAGCAACCGTCATATTATTATAAGCAACCGACATCGTAGCATCAGGCATACTAAATATTCCATCACTAGCAGAAAGAGAACTATAACTATCAATAAAAGAGCTACTGTATACATAATCAACACTTTGTAATGCAGTTGTACCATCAACGCTACCATCAGTAATTACATTAGCACTATTATTTAAAGTGTTAATTGGAACCTCTAAAAGTTCATAATAGTGACCACTACTAGCTATTTCTCTATATAGTTTAAAACTTGTAATTCTTGGATTGAATCCATATGTCTTATTTGGTGCGGTCCCAGAACTAGTTTGATTAGCAAATGAAACTGTTACCTTACCAGCCTTTGTTGCCAGTGTAGGCGTTATATTTAAAAAACTATCTGATAATGGCAATTCTTGAAGACCATCAAAGATAGGAGAAATTTTATAATTATAACTATTAGCCGCTAGTGAAAGTCCCGTATTTGCTCCAACTAATAACTCACTTGCCGAATCTAAAAACATTTCATTATCCGCTGGGTAAGTAGGAGTAGCATCTTGGAATACATAATCATCAATTGTAACAGCTCCTTCAAAAAACTTTCTACTGATATGCTGTAATATTTTAGGTTTCTGATTTAAGTTATCTGGAGCTAATCTAAAATCTACCCCATGGTCCCTTAAATCAAAGCTTCCTGGCTTATTTGATGAATAAGTGATACAATTAGTGACTGTCGTAAAATCTACGCTTATAAGCCTTAATATATCGCTATGGGCATCGTATCCTATCCAAGTAGGAGTAATCGCTGTACCATCTGTTTTAAGATTGGAAGGTGACCAGTAAACCAATGACGACATTCTTGTGCTTGCAATGTCAGTGTGAGAACCTCTACCCCTTGCTTTAACTAATGACCCTGGAGTATCTAATAAAAAGTTTTCATTAGAAAATGCAAATTCTAACCCCAAATCATTAGGGTCTGCCTGAGTGGCAATACCTTTAAAGTCCTTTATCTCCAGTAACATTATATAATTCCAACACCAACTCTATCCGCAACAAAACTCATGCGGTCATGAGCGGCATTAGCTACAGTAGACCTCGCTTTTTCTCTGTTTACAACATATAATTCATAATGAGTTCTAAATTCTTTTGTATTCCCAAGGTCTTGATGAATCATTGCCTTTACATAATCAGTAAGATAAATATGATAGACATCTGGAATTATTGGTTGTGACTCCGTATAATCAAAATGGCCGCCTTGAGTTTTAGCCATACCACCAAAACCTAAATTATTCCAGGTAGTGATAAAACTATCCCAATTCACTCCAAAAGAACTTTCATATTGAGCAGATTCTGGACCTGAAACAAAAAAATCTTCATTATCAACTGCAAACCCATTTGTTGTCGGGCTGTAAGTCAAGACACCAGAAAGAGTATCTTCATATTCAACTCTTTTTATTGTGCCTACAGAAGATGTCGTATTTGAAGCACCAGCTCTAGATTTAATCACATCATTAACATCAAAGAATTCAGATACTATATTATCAAATCTCAATTGCTTTAAACCAGTACTTGTTCGAAGACTAACTGGGATAGCAACATATGTAAGTGTTAATATTCCAGCAGTTGAAGGTCTTGGCAGAAAGTATAATCTATTGTTTTCAATATAGTAGTCTCTCGTAGAACCAGTCCTAAATCGATTTGTTTCTGAGCTTTTACTATAATTAAAACTGTTACTAGCAGATTTAGTTAAGCATCTACCTTTAAAAATTGGATGGTCCGCAAGCTCTATAAATCCTGATGGTAAATCTATATAAGTCTTTTCAGCCGCTATGTACATATGCGTTTTTTTAACATAGCATCTTGTATGCATGGAAAAATCTTCCTGGGCTTCATCAACATATAAACCAGCTCTTTTATCTAATTGTCCAGCTCGACCTTCAAAAGGGACCAAAGCTCTTTGAATTAGTGTATCCCAATTCATCCGTTTACCCCCGTTGGTGCTTCAATTGCATATCTATCATTTAACATCTTTATTTGTTCCATTGCTGAAGATTTTGCTACTTGAGACCTATCTACCTTATTATCCATTCTCCATAGCTCTGCCTCAGCTAAGTCAATCATTATGTCGTGCAATGCAGAATTAAGAATTGGTTGCACTTCAGCTGTGCTTCCTACTACTGGAGCTATATCTGTAGGAGTTTTAAGATAGTATATAATTGCAGTAGTTGGACCTGAAGGCCTAAAATGTAAATTGTTACCAAATACCCAAAACACTGGGTTTAAAGTATCTGCACCTAAATATTCATTCTCTAGTTTTTTAACATCTGAAAAAGGGATTTTTATGCCATATCTATAATTGGGATTGGTATAAAATTGAACAGCTCTAACGCTGTTGCGAATAGGTTTTTCATTAGATAGATTTGAGTCATTCGGGTAACTACCAGTTCCCGTTAATTGAATAAGCCCAGTATTTCCAGTAATTAAAACTGTGTCTTTAAATTCTAGTTCAGTTAAATAAGCTTCGTGTAAAAAATTAGCTACCATTCGCTGTGCTGTATTTAAAGCACTATCTTTCGTAGCTGTATTAAAATTGTTTTCGCCAGTATCTTCTAATCGAAGACCTAGCTTTACATGCATTTGGGCTCTTGTCATATTATTCAAGAGTTCCCTGGCCCGTAAGGACCAGGGATTAACTCTATCTCTTTATTTAGCTATTATGATTGGGCACTTACCAATTCCCATACTACTGTTGCCACACCAGCGGCTGTTTTCTTGCAGTAAAGGTCAGGTTGAGCAGTGTCTAAGTACATTGAACCCTTAGGACTTGCTTGCATATCTCCAGCGGCTGGGGCTCCAGTACCAGTGGCGAAATCAACACCACCTAATGAAAATACTGATATACCTTCAACATCTTTTGATATCATGCCAGCAGACTTTTTGTCAGCTTGAGTTTGTGCTATTGCCATATTCTACTCCCTTAATAAGCTGAAGGAAGACCAGTAATCTTCCCAAGCATTCTTGGATTACTTACAGTTAAAGCACCTAACCATAGGATTTGTGCAACTGAAGCATCTTGGTTAACGGGTTTAGAAAAGCCCTGGAACGCAAAGTTTCTTGAACCATGATGTCTAAATTTGATGTATTTAGTGTTCAAGAAATACATGTGTCCAGCTGGGCAATGGTCATCAACAACAATTGGTGTACCTCTGTACAACAAGTTATTAAAACCAGCATCAGCTAATGACTCACTAGAAGCACCGAAACGCTTCTGTGCAGACAATGACTCTTCATAAGCATCAAAAATAACCTGAGTGGTTACAATGACATCTGGAGCATCATTATCTACAGTGCAGTTACCATACATCTCTCTAATATATCCTTGGATAAAATCAGCATGAGATGATGTTACAGCTTGTGTGTAGCTCATTCCGCTAGTAGCGGCTTTAACATTAGAATCCCACCATGTATATGTTGTAGAATTAATTCCACCTAAGGAACGGTCTACTGCACAGATATGTTGCAATCCTAAAAAGCCATCACTCTCAGCATCCGCTGGAGTGCTAACTGATGAACCCGTATTATTACTATACAACTGGCTACCAAAAAGGTCTTTAAGTGATTTCTCTGCATTTTTAACTTTAGCAGAAATCAAATCGACTACCCTTTCGGCACCACTATTCAACGCTTGCTCTTTACCTGAGTAGGTAATAGAAGCATGACACTGAACCCAGTCGTAAGATGCATCTGTGAACAACTCTTGTGGAGTCGTATCAAGAACATCATAACCACTGTAAAAACCTTTGGCACCAGACTTAGCGTATTCAATCGGCTGAAGTACTTTGTTACCACTGGCTGTCGGCTCAGAGTTCTGTAACATCTTAAATGTTAAGATATTACTGTTGAAAATGTTGTCAATAAGAACGGGTATAAATTTGTCTCTTGTTACAGCACTTAAGCTGTCGGGACTTATACTCATATTATTATCTTCCTATTATTCAAAAAAGTTATAGTTTTTCAACGCATCAGTTCTAGCTTCCCTATAACCTTTAGGTTTACTGACGGGTTCTGTGTGTTGACCCTTAACAGCACCTTTTGGTTCAGGTACACTCTTCATCGCTTTTGCGTTTCTAACTCGACTAACTGCGGTTTTAAAAGCACTGTCTTCAGCTGATGAATGATATGCTAAGACAAAAGCATCCTCTAAGCCCTCGACACCAGTAAAGCCTCTATCTATGGCTGTGGTAATTACCTCATCCATTAAGTTCTGGTCATCAAGTTCGGGATGGTTTTGCTTTAGTTGCCTAAGGTCAGCAGTAACTTGTTGGTCGGCTTCTACTTCCAACTGTTTCTGGTCTTGTGCCTCAGTAAACTTGTTTAACTTATCTTCCAACTCCTGGATTTTATCTAAATCCTTCGTGTCCTGAGATTGTATCTCTTCCGCTTGACCTTCAGAAAATATAGGATGGTCCTCATCTAAAACATCTTTCAATGCTTCCATTGCATCCTCGTTAGACCTTAAACTATTCCATTTAGATTGTTCAGCTTCGAAAGCTTTACGTTCTTCACTAATAGTTTGAGCCTTTTCTGTATTTGTCTTTTGCCAATCTGATTTATTTTTTAAAGCACTAATTGCTTCTGCAATGGTTTCCATATCATAATTTTCACCATCTAATTCCAGACTTTCAATTTCCTCAACAGAATAATTATCTTCTTCTTGGTCCTCTTGTTGTACAGATTCTAGTTGTTCTGATTGGTCCTCTTGAGGACTTGCAACATCTTGGGACTGTAACGTACCCGTTTGCTCCATAGGCGAATTATCTGAATCAGTCAATGAATTAACCTCATCAGCCGTTAAAGTGACACCACTATAACTAGTTAGTATTTCTTCTGACATTTATTCTCCTATGATGTTTAAATTTTTGCAAAGCTTGCAGAACTATCAAAATATCAATATGATGATTTAGAAGGTTTTTTCTTTAACTTTACTTTAGCCTTTTTTTTAAGCTTTTTTACTTTGACTGTTTTTGAATCATGCCTTGATGTCATAATTAAACCAACAGTTGTTTTACGTTTTTTCTTTTTCATTTTTTATATCCACGCTTTTTATTAACCTTATCTACAACCTTATTATATATTTTTTTACCACCAGATAAGACCCCTTGTGTAATTAAGTTACCAGCAACCATTTTACCAAGTAACTTCCGTTTCTCTTTTTTACTCTTACCTTTCATAGCTGCTGCTTGTGCTATTGTTGCTGATGCAGTCACACCCCAATGTTCTCTACTATCTATTTTTTTTGTTTTTATCTTTTTTAATTTTTTCTTCCTCTTCTTCTTTAAAGCTTTTTTATAATCTTCTTTTCCTTGAGAATCATAACTGTATTTTTTTCCAT